GCCCCTGCATTCCGCAGATGCGAAAGGTCCCGTGAGGATCCGTAAGGGATCACTCGTCCTCCTGTCTCGTCAATAAGCGAGGCAGGTCCACCTACGACTTAGCTTAACGCGTCGTAGGAACGCGTAACGATGAGGATCTGTACCACATCCGGCCTGTAAATGCCGGAGAAGTTCTCTCCAGTCAGAATTACCCTTAGCAGTATAACTAAGAGGTCTGACGCAACGGACATGATATTCATGTCGTTGGAAACGGTTGTTCCATCTCCGTTTCGGGTACAGAACGTCAGGTAAGGTCCGTACGTACCAAGCTGGTGCTGAGTCTGTAAAAGACAAAGCATCAGGCGAGTCATTTCCAGATATAAGACCCCATCCGCTTTCAGTATTAGCGCGATGAGGGTCACGTCCGGAATATGGCACTAAGCCATAGACTCGTTCTACGCGTTTCTTAACGTAGTCGGCTGCACGGTAGTATCCTTTGTAAAATAGCCCGTTAGCAATGGCTATCCAACTAGGAAAACGTGTCCCATCGTTCGGGGAGTTAGGTGGCAGCTGTTTCACCTTAATGGGTGTCACAACTTGGCCCCCATAGGCATCACATCCACAGGACTCTCTAAAAAGTCCAGTATAACAGCACTTACTTTGGCCGAATCTTAAACCAAAGTAATGAAAATGCTGAAGAAGGTATTGTTCATAACCTTCGCGGACAATGATGTCATCTCCATACACGTACACATTGGCTAAGGCCTGACTCATGGTCTTTTGCCCATATACGTGTATACAAGCTGCAGCGAGTGCCCAAAAACAAAGCGCCTCAACGGGAAAGCATAGTGCTGACCCCATTGGCGCAAACTTACGCATCCTCACTAAGTCACCGGTTGGTAGCTTAGTCAGTTGTGACCGAGTCGCTAGAAGCGCTGGGAGTAACCCAGACTCCTTAAACAACTCAGTAACTAGCGCAAGTGACACTCGGTCGGAGGCATCGCTCAAATCTAGTGTTGCCCACCTACCGTCAACTGACCCTTCTAGGGCCAGCCGACGGTTAATACCTTGGTCAGAAAAATTAACATGACCTTTGGTAAGCGGGTGACGTTCGAGATGAGCAACGAGCTTTTTACCCAAGCCCTGTTGGATGTATTGGACCTCTAGTGGCTCACATGAAATGAGCCTAGGCCCTCTACTGTCTTTTGGGACTAGCACAACTTTGGCGGTAGCTTCCTTTTCATGGGTTAAATCCCAATAAAGTGGCCATTCGTCAAAACGATGCTTTTCTGAGAGCATATAATACTCCAGAAAAGGGTAAACTTCTTCAACATGATCGTATAAACGTTTGAAGTTCCACTTTTCGTGTGGTTCTTCCCCTGTTGCAACAGCACCAGGGCCATGTTGAGGACTAATATCTACGTGATTAAAATGCCTAAGAGTCTTAGTAATAAGACTTCGGGCTTCTCGTAAGACATTAGGCTCAAGGCGAGTATCAGCGCTACCCAAATGATCAAAGTTTTCGGGAAGCGACTGATCAATACGG